CCGGGATCCTCCTCTCCTAGTTCTAGTGAGACGAGCGTCTTGGGGAGCTTCCAAATGCCCGAACCGGCGGAAGTTGATGTACCAGATATCAAAGACTGTTAGAGGTGATTTATTTTCTCCTATATATATTATATGTTATATCTTATGTTTATAATGGTGGTAATCCACTCGTGCACTTCGGAAGTGTCTGGTACGGAGTACCGCGGTTTTTGGGGATACCTTACGGAAAGGTCCCTACTGCAATCAACTACAACACAACATGGCTAACTATTCGAATGCTTTCATGATCTATCAACGCAAACAGAATTTGTCCGAGCTGGGATTTTCCCCGCTTGTACAAGAGCTTATGAGTATGGACATCGAAGCTGTGCCGGAAGGCGCGGCCTTTGATGCTCTGTATGAACAGATGACCATGCCTGAAACCCTGTACCGTCTTACTCGGCAGGGTAACTTGGGCTCAGAATTAACCAAAGATGATTTGTTGAGTGCATTGCAGTTCTTCCTTAAGGGAAGTGACTCAAAACAAGAAACTATGTCAAAGAAAGTGGCTTATGAATTGCCGAAACTGCCTCCTGTTATGTCCATGAATGACGTCGAAGATGAACTCAACGACCTCGCAGATTGGGATCCTGTACAGGAGATGGAGTTTAATGGGGATCCTATCATTAATACTCTAAATTGGACAAAATACGCTGTAGGTAAACAACAGTGGGCTATGGCCAATGGCTTCGGTTTTTTGGAGGAGCTGCTGGAATTGAATAAGTTGTTGAAGTGTAATGGGACTTTTGAAGGTCTCATAAATACGATTCGAGTCGCCCAAGAAGACTCAAACTTCCAGGGTGACTTGTCGCATTACTTCGACCGTGTGTGTGAGAAACTACCCCTTCGGAAAGACGTGGTTTTGGAAGACGGCCCGTGGAGTTTAAAAGGTTCCTGGAAGGTTAACATCTGGCGTATATCCTATAACAAGGATGCACGTGCGGGTGTTCCTTTTAGTGTGACTGCTAAAATGACACCGGTGGAGTATGGGCTAGCTATGAAGGATGCCCAGAAACTGTACCGTCTTTTTCAGACCCAAAACTTGAGTGCGGAAGAAGTTTTCGACAATTTGATTAAGTTTTTACCATATTTGATGGTTTGTAGGTTGGCTAATAAAACAGCTGTCTACAACAAATTGACTTTGAAGACAAAAACCCGCCCCTATTACATTTATCCAGCCGCAATGCGCCTTTTTGGCTCGTACTACTATCAACCCATGAAAGACAGAGTTATGTTTTTGGAGTCTATTGAATCTGAGAGCATGCTTGGGTTTTCGTGGTTTCATGGTGGTGCTAGCCAATTGTTGGCAAGGATTGTGGATACTCCCGAGGATGTAGTGACAAAATTTTATTATTCCGACGATATGTTTGTCTTTATTCGGCGAGGTCACCATGTGAAAATGTGTTCCCCAGACTTTTCACATATGGATGGTTCGCTGCGTAAAGCACATTTTGATTTGAACACGAAGTTCGATCAACATCGTGTTGATTTGCACGGAGGAAACGCCGCAGACAAGCAGGCGGTAAAATTTTTGAACGATCTTGGACATCGACACTTGGTGGCAGCGGCGGCACATATGATATACCTCAAACGTACTGGCTTGTCCTCGGGACACGCAAATACCACTGGGGTTAATCAGACTGTGTCGGCTGTAGCTTCCTGTGTGCTCGACGACTTGGTTGAGGAAATGGATATTGACTTTGAAAACTTTGAAGAACTTATTGCTGCATACCCTGCTCGTGTGCTACAAGAAGTTGGTC